CCGATTGTCAATTCAACCACCCATTTAAGGCACAACTTGTGTTGGATTATCCGATGCTGATATGTAATAGAGAGGACTAAGAAGAAATGAAGATTGTTAAGGTTTGTTTAGACACAACTAATGGCCCGGGCCAGATCGTAATGACAAGTAAAATTTACGATATCGAGGAAGAACGCGAGAAGGCATATAAACTTTCAGGGATTATAAGCCCCTATAAAAATGTTGAGCAGACCCTAGCATATGAGGCCGTGTTTGCATGGGTAAAAAAATCGCTAATTTCAACGGTGGTCGAATATAGTTCGGGCCTTTGGCAACATATTGAGTACAGGATTTATGAAACATGTGCCGACAACGATGCGGATAAAACCATTCTTAAGTGTTCAAAGCGACTAAAAATTGCAGCAAGGAATGAAATAAAGGAAAGAAAGAATAAACTAAATAGCATGTTGAGGGAAATAGAACTTGCTGGGGAAACGATAGAGAAAGCGAGGGAGAAATGAACAATTTGCGCAATAAAATATTGCTTTACGGGTCAATTGACCACGAACACCTTAACAAAGACAGGTCATATTATGTTGGCTTTTTCAATCGCAACAAGGGTTACGGCACAATGGACACGCAGAAAAGCCAGCGAAAGTGCTATAAGTCTGTTTTACGAACGATACGAATGTATGAGGAACAACTTAAAAAGAAGAAAATAGCGAGTTTTTGTGATGAACCGATGGAAGGAGTTAAGGCATAGTGAAAAGAAGAATTGAACCGGAACAATTAAACGAACTTACCCCTGAACAAAAGGAACGGTTGCGGGAGTTGTGGAAGCCACAGGAATTTGACGTATGCTTATTCGCGGCTGAAATATGTGCGATAGACGTAGTAAGGGAAAACTACGAGATACATGAGCGTATTGATACATGGTTTTGGTTTGTTGATTGCGAAGGAAGACCCGTGACAAAAGATGACTGCCTTCCCCTCTTGGATATCGGACAAATGATAGAACTGCTACGTAAAATAAGTTTTAATGCAATTGAATCACTTGACTATAGCGGGGCAATCCAAAGTGAAAAACTCTGCGATGCCTTATGGCAAGCGGTTAAATCAGTGCTATAAAGGAGCCCCGAAAGGCTCCTATTTTATTGCGCTTGTTTCTGTCCTACCTGCGCCATCATCATTGTTTGCTGTAACTTCTCCGCTATCTTCTGTTCGTGCATCAGAACGTGCTGAGCAAACATATCGGTGACTTGCGGATTGGTACGCCTTAACTCCTCATAATCAACGCCAAGCCTGAGTCGGTTATGTTCCGGAACATGAATCGTGGCGTCGTCAATTGAATCAGGCGGGCCGATAACTCCGTTTTGTAAGAATATTTGATTTTCACGCATGGCCTTATTCCGGTGGAGCTCTTCAAGCCCGCTGATATTCTCCCAATCTCCAAATTGAAGAAGTTTAAGAAGTTGAAGTCTAAGTTTCGGATCAGCGTCCTTGTCGAGTATTCTGTATTGTAATAGTTGGATAACCATGTCTTGCCTTTGAGCGGGCGTCATTGCGAGTGCATCTTCCTGATCGATAATGATGTCGTCTGCCGATAAATCGCTGGAAAACCAATGTTGTACTAAAGCTTCTTTGCCCTCCCCCGCCATCTGAAGGAGTCTTGGCCCTTTGGCAAACTGCTTATACATCCTTAAGTCAATTTTAGACGAACGAATTGCCGCGTTATAGATATTATCCCTCGCTAATCCGACTTTTGAATCATCGTTTTCCTTGATTTTTTCAAGGGCCTTTCCACTTGTGCCTGATGGAGTTGCGGAAAATATCGAAAATATTGAAACACCCGAAATTCGTTCAAATTCATTTTCAAGTTGTTTTATTTCGGTGTCAAAATCAGTTAAAGAAGTATTGTCGCTTATGATTCTTGGGGGCGTGCCGCCCCTCTGATAGGGTAAAATCTTTCCATAGGACAAACCTTCATTCTCCAAGTCCTCGGTGTCCAGATTACCATCGTCCTCCAATGCAAGGATCCCGATAGCCTTCCTGTTCAGTGCGTCATGTTTACGGTTTCTGGTGGCATTGTAGGCCCTCTGGACAGGGATTAATCTTTCAATTATAGCCGGACCGAAAAAGTGCCCGGGACACTTCACGCTTACGTACATTTCCCACGGGAGTCCGGGTTTTCCTTTGTCCTCTGTAAAATAGGCGATCTCCTGATATTCAAGAAGTTCATTCCCGGCGACAACCATGACTATTCCTTTCGGGAACTTCCTACAGGGGATAGAGATAAATTCTTTAACAATGGCATAACCTTCGACTGAGGTTTGAATGTATGTATGGACAGTCGATCTGGATCCAAAAGCGTTCGTCAGGGAATTGCTCTGATCTAAAGTAAATACATCAACCTTTTCTGATTTGACTTTCTTCCCCCATCTTTCCTCGATTTCCTCGATAGGGTATGCTTTTGCATGGATTATACTCTTCTGTCTTTCGATCCCCTCGACAAGAAGATTTTCGGGCAATACCTCAAACCCGTTGACGACGATTTTATTTATATCGCCCTCGTAAACGGTTTCGTTGTTTCTTGAATCAATTCCGACTGTGCGACCGTCTTTATCGTTCCAGATATGTTTGACAAAACAAACATTGCAGAGCTCCATCCATGCGACGATGTCACTTCTTTTATCTCTCATGCATTCTTTGACGTCAACGGATTTGGCGACAAGAGTGCTGATCTCGGCTGCGGATATGTCTTTCGCTTCGGACGATGCGGGGCGGGCAATCGTTTCAGGGCGGATCTTTACGAGTTTTGAGCACCTGGCCTCGTAAATGGGCGCTATTTGATTGTAGACCTCGTGCTCTTCCCAATCGTACTTATAATTAATCTGCTGGATCTGGTTTCTTGTGGCGTTGATATCGCAGAACTGATTACCCATGAGGAAGTTCATGTTTAACATCCACTGAAGTTCAACGGGTTGCCTTTTCTTCTTTCGGTCGGTATATTGCGTATTGACGAAAGAAACGGCCTCCTCCTTGTTTTTAAACGCAAGGCTTTCCTCTTCTTTTGAAAACATATTCGCAATCGTATTCAGAATTCTCATAAACACCGCCCCTAATCATTCCTAACCCTATTATTGTGGATAACCGGCCTCTTACCGATTGACCGGTATTCGATCATATCCTGAGACATCAACCGATTTAGCATGTCTTTTCTCTCTCGGCCATGCTTGATATCTTTGTAAACAATATAAATAGCCATTAAAGCCATTATGATGTACGTCATTTTACCTCTGCCATCCTCTCGATCATCAGGCAAGCTTCCTTGGACTCCTCAACCTTGTCCTTTTCCTGCCTGCTGTAAGACGAAACGCTTTCAACCTTACATTGCATCAGGAGGTAAACCGTATCCCCTGCCTTAAGTTTCCCGATAATAGGAACCTCTTTGTCGCTGGCGTAAAGATGGGGTTTGTTGTAATCGGGATTCATGGCAATCTCGCCCTTCTTGGGCTTCATAGGCTTAATAACGTCAAACACATTGATAATTGCAGACCCTTTTGATACCTTGTTTATGGTCTTTTCAAATGCATCCATTATGAAACCTTCTTTCTTTCGTCCCTCAACGCTTTTTCGGCTTGCCTTTTTGCGGTGGCAAGTTCTTTCATTGTTTCTTCGGCTTCAGCGAGACTGTCTTCCGCTTCTTTGAGTCGATCCCTTAACGGTTGTAACTCATCATTCATCATGTTTATTGTGGCATCCCGGCTGTCGATGGATGATTTCAATTCCATGTTTTCGAGAACAATGGTTTCGGCGTCCAGGTTGGCAAGCTTCGAATCGAGAAGCAAGAGCAGTTCCTTCTTGGTTTCATCCGTCAAATATGGAGTAGAAGCCAGGGCGATTCCATTTAAGCAGTCTTTGCAAACAAGGAATCTTTGAGTCCTACTGCCGTTTTCAACGCCGATAGCAAGTTGTGACATGGACGAACATCGGTTCATCTCGCACATTATGCGGACTTTTGTCGGTTCAATAATGACTTTTTTCATGGTTTCACCTCATGCGATACGTCTTTTATTCTGTCTCGCAAGCCTTTCCTTGTGTTTTTGTACCGGGGTTTTATCAGCTTCAAGAGCCTTGGATTTATTGGCGTGATAGGCACAAATTCCATATCCTACCGAATCGAAAACGTGATCATCACGGTCTAAAACCTTTTCCGGATCCAACGGGTCTTTGAGCATTTCAGGCATTTTTTCAATAACGACCTTGCATGTTCTGAAAAATTTTATTTTAGCCGTCCATTGCCTGCCTTCGGGTAAGTTTTTGTCTTCATATGGTTTTAAATATTCATGAAAAGTTGATTTTCTAAACCTGCGGTCTTTTATTCCTTCTATACATCCATAGAGTCCGCCCAAATTATAGTGGTCTATTAGCGATTTCCCGTCACCCATTGCTTTGTGTTGGGAGAAAGCTTCCCAGCCGACCACGGTAAACGCGAATCTATCTTCTATGTCTTTATTTGACTCAAGGTCATAGTGTGATGATTTTTCTATTACCTTTTCCGCTTGGGTTGAATATGGAATGAGGTTTTTATCTTTAACCCAGGTGCCATCTTCAAGAACGTACCTTGTGTATTCACGATAAACAAATACGGTTCCAAACTCATTCACCGCAAACCAGTACCACGCAAACGGGTCATCATATCCGTTATCGCATGACCTCCACCGTTTCCAGTGTTTCGGTATCGGGAAGTCCTCGCAAGTATGTATGTCATAATTCCATTCGGGGAAAGCTTGATCATCGTATAAATTCCAGTTGCCATTAAGTAAAGCCTCACGCTCTTTTTCCGGCAGTTGAAGAAGTTTGTTTATGTAATCGGGATCTTTTTCAAGCAAAAAGTCGTTATCGTAAACCGTGGCTGGTATGAAACATCTCGTTTCGTATCGGGGGTTGCCGTCCCTATCAACACCAACATAATATTTTTTAATTTTGTAAGGGTCTTCCGTCCCTATACCAAACCGCTTTTTAAGGAATTTATGTCCAATCCCTCCGGGGTTCGTCCCACCCTTTAATTGCTTTGGGAAGTTGTTCGCACCGCGTATGCGGGATTTCATGTATGTGATTCTGTACTCGTTGAAATGGCTCATTTCGTCAAAGATTATCCTATCGTATTCTGCCGACTGATATTTCTGGCAGTCAGCATCGCTTTCAAGGTAGCCAAATTCCACTATTGTCGGTTTTTCAACCGTCCCGTTAAAAAAATACCAGCAGTGCGTTGTTTGATTATAGCTGCAAAATTCTGACGGGAATATTTGATAAGCCAATAATAACGAGCTTCGTTCAAGTTCAGGGAAGGTTTCTCTAAGCAATAACTGCTTACTCCCGGGGTACTTGTTCGCATATATTAGTAAATCAAGCATAATTGCCCAAGATTTACCACCACCCGCAGCTCCGCCGTATAGCACTTCATCGCAATCTTCTAAATAAACAAAAAGAGATTGCTTAAGCGATATACTCATATCGCGGTTAAGTATTTTGGGCTTAGTTATGTTTGTTGATTTGTTTTTGAAGTTCTGTCGTCTTGCCATACACCCTCCCAAGTTAATAATGCGATATAAGAAGGGTATAAATGGTCAAATAAAAAAGGCCCGTGTTTTACGAGCCTTCTCTGCGTTCTTTTATCCAAGGTCGCAATAGTTATTCCGGAATCTGTGGAGTTGCGATTATCATGTCGTACTCTTCCTGTGTGAGATACTTTGGCACATAGGTTAAAAGCTGTTCTGCCGTGATTCTCCTCATAATCCATAGATTAAGGAAAAACACATAAAATGTTTGTGACATAGGTAAAGGCATCTCAACGCCCCCTTTCTTACATTAGCAACATCATATTTAGCATTTCAACAATGGTGTCCTCAGTAGCGGTAAGTCGTCCCTCAACTGTAGGTATATTGACAATAGCAACCGCCTCATAATTTGCAATTACTCTGTTAGCCTCAATGGTGTAATCCACAAGCTGTAATTCCTGTATTGCGGGATTGTATTCAGGTTCGTTCAACTCAAGCGGCAACCATCCTTCTGTGAGTAAAATTGATTCAGGCAGGAGGTTATAATTCGATACGCTTCTACCGTCAGATAGAGTACCGGATGTAGGCAAGGATGTCTGTGTTACAATGCCATTTTCCACTTTTACCATACTATCGCCTCCTTATGCCGCCGCAAGACCAAAGCGTGTACAATTGGCGTTATAAACGGCTTTCATTTCGTCATCG